AGACCCTGACACATGGGAATATGATGATGATTACGACTGAATACCGCAACTGGCAAATCGGCTCCGCCTACATCGGCCACGAAGCAACCCACCCCGACTACGATTGCGATTGCGATCAGGACGGATTTTTCGGCAACGGCCTTCACATCCACGGCATGACGCTTGACGCTGTGCGGGTGGAGATTGATGAAAAGGAGGACGTGCGATGAGTGGCGGCTACACATACGGCGAAACTGAACCAAAGGAGCGCTGCCCATATTGCAACGCGCTTTGTATGGCAGATTTTTGCGATGTTGGTGTCGGCATGATCCAGTGCGGGCCGTATCATTGCGAAGCGTGCGGCGCTTCGGAAATGGGTCCGCACGATGATGAAAGGCCGCTTACCGCTATCGAGGAAAAGACTGGATGGTACGGGCCGGACAGCGAGCCTGGATCATCGGCGAATGTTGACGGCGACGGCAATCATATTCGTTATTTTGAGGCCGACACGCTTTACCGACAAAGTCTTGGCGTAGCGCCTCGCTATGATAGGCATGGGAGGCTTAAAGCATGACCGAACCCTATTCCACCACCATCTGTATATCCCGCATACAGGGCCTACAGAGCCACCTGCGCATCATCGCAGCGGAATGTGTGGGTAGCGATATTCTGCACGTCCAGCGCATCGGTAGGCAGGCTATGGCGGGTATTGCGGAAGCACAGCGATATGTTGATGATAGGGGGTAGGGCGATGATGCTAGCTGAAACTGATCTAGACCGAGCCATAGCCTACGCCGCGTTTCTTGAACAAATCCCAGGTCCAGCTTAGCAAATTGGCGGACCCACGATATGCGTCCCAAAATACCTCCGCCTCACTGTCCGATGTGATGCGCTCTGCGACGTGTGGCTGGGCTAGGTATTCACGCTTGGTCATTTGATAGCCCTTGGATGCGGGTCTGAATGTAGTTTGCTAGGTCTAACGCTTCTTCTAGCGCGTGCTGTAGGATTTGTCGTTCGTGCGATGGGTTCCAGCTATCTAGGCCCACGCCATATTTGCGCAGTCCGACTTGTGAACGCTCTAAAAGTAGCGCGCGGTTGGCTTCTACGATGGCATCAAAATGCACGCGCCAAATCCTCTCGTCCTGCCCGATCAAACAATGCGCGCGCAATTGGTTTGTTGCCAGACGCCAAAGCGCCAACACCCGCTACTTCATCGCGAAAATCTCGGTAATCTCCCACATCAAATCGTTCTTTATACTGTCGCTCAATCCATTCGTCGCTTGCTTCCGCTGCAACATGCAAATCGTCAACGTCGCCGTCAATACCTATAGAACCGTATAATACTAAAGCCTTGGTAAATTCGCCAAGACTATCAAAGTCATTTCCTATCATATCGTAAATTGTTTGAAGCAATGACGTTCCGTCGGTTGTAACTTCCAACTTGAATGTTGCCATATCCCTTATCCTTACCTAATTTGAGCTAACATACCAACAAAACCCGGTCTAGCATCCTGCCGAACAACACAACCCGCCTCAACTGGCAAAGGCGTCACGCCAAATGATACCGTCATGTCTTGCGCGAAGCCAGCTAAAATTGCTGATAGTCGATTGAGAGAAAGTTTGATTTGCAAATCAGGCGCGCTCCACTCTTTGGCGATCTGTTTCGACGTGTAGCCCGATGCCACGCGTTGAATAATAGTGTTAGGGTTAAGCAACATGAATTGGTCCAAGCTAGAGGAAGACAGGGTTCGTGAACTTTGGCTAGCCGGTTATACCGGTGCCGAAATTGCGGGGCTAACGGGTATGTCACGCGACCGCGTTTTGAGCAAGGTGCGGCGTATGCGACTTACGCGGGCCTTAAGGTTTGCCGACGAGGTAGCGACATGGGGTTCGGTTGAAATAGCCGCACGCGCCGTTGGGGTTAGCGTTGGGCGTGGGCGGGCTATGTTTAGGGCTATGTGTCGGGAGTTGGGGTGGCAGGCATCATAACTGCCATTTCTAGTGTGCGCTGCGCTTCGCCGCGAACTTTATCGGGGTCGTCGCGCCAATTGCGATATGGAAAAATTACGTCCATTGCTTCTTGTGTTGTCATGATGACGCCTCGCTTGGACCGTCAACCCAAAGATCGACCATCCAGTCACGATTAAAGGCGCACCAATTAACGGCATCCTGCTTGCTGCGATGCTCAGTACGAACCAGCTTATCCCATTGACGGGTTTCAGCATTCCATGCCTTGGCGTGAGCGTAAAACATCAATCTAAATCCTTCAAAATGCTTTCATCGTAATCGACTTCTGCGCAACGGCGCTCATCATAGAGCGCGGAAACGCGGTCCCAATCCTCCCGCGCTACCGCCTCATCAATTTCTACCCTAAAATTCCGCGTCATGCTGCCTTATCCTTTCTATAGGCCTTGCGACGATCAGCTTCGGCCAAAGTGGCAAGATCACGCTTGCGCATATCCCGAAGCGAGCGCCAATCGCGACGGCAAGCCTCCAAACGACGGCTAGCCTGACGAGCGGCAAGCGAACCTTCTTCTGCGGTTTCAAGAATGGCTTTATAGGCCTCACCTTGCGCTGCGTAATCAGCCATAGCCTTTTCCAGCCACCCGCCGTCGTTTACTGCCTTGCGAGCAGCTGGAACGGTGTACTGCCAAAAACGCTGACTAGGCGATGCTCCGATCCATGCTGCCATTTTCTCTACTCCGCTTGTTTCCGTTGCCACCACCCTAGCCCCTCCACCACTCCTGTCAACAAAATTATTTAGGTCCGCAATGATACTCAAACGACGCAAAATCGTATGATATATGGTCGGCATGGTGGACCAACTTATCACAGTGGATTCGGATAACGGTCCAGTTGAGCCCGAACCCGTAACGTTGGTATTTGGCGGCAACGCCGTTGACCTGTCCAGCCTGTCAGCAACCCGCCTAACGGCTCGTATCGTCAGCAGTGCCGCCTCCACGAATGCCACGCTTATCAAATCCAGCCCCGGATATGGCTTTGGCATCATGGGCTACAACAATAACGCAGCGGCCCGCTATCTCAAGCTTTACAACAAAGCCACTGCGCCCGTAGTCGGAACCGATATCCCAATCCTGACATTCTATATCGAGCCTAGCGATAGTTTCGCATTCGATCTGTCGGGAGTTCGTTTTACGGCTGGTATTGGCTTAGCCATCACCACTGGATCACCGGATGCCGATACGACTGCAATCGGAGGCGGAGATATCATGGGCCTAAACATGGTGTACGCATAATGGCACTTTGGCATATCTTGTCCCGCAACATCCGTGGTATATGGGTGCCTGATGAGCAGCCTTGGGATGACGGCGCTATGTACCGTCCCGGAGAAGCGAATTTCACCACCAACGCTATTGAGGCGCAGGCTGGGCAAGACAGGCTTTTCAACTATGTAGGCACGCCTAATTGGAAGCCGGCGTAATGGCCGGTTCGTTTCCCTACAAGCGTGACACAACAATCGATCCGTATTATTTCAAGATTACCGGGCCGAATGATGCTATCGTGGCAACAACCATAAATAAGCAAGAACTTGCTGATAAAGGCGTTGAGACATTTCGTTTCGTAAATCCTGCAAAGTGTTGGGTTTGGCTACGTGGATTGACTCCCGATCAAGTCGCTACTGCCACCTATGCTACAATCAATGAAAGAGGTCATCTGTTTCCGCCAGGTGCGGTTGAGGTAATGAAGAGCCAATACCCCGACGCTATTGCCGTTGTGGCGGCGAACATGCCGGATTTGCCGGTGTTAGATAGCAACGGAACATATCTGTTCCCAAACAGATACTCTTTTATAATTTATGGAGGCGGCTTCTAAATGGCCGTTAAGTCCCTTGGATATGCCTTTGTTACAAGCGGTAGTGGCGGCGGGACAACCGCGCCCGTTACGCCTGCGACAACATATCCAAATGCGGCCCATGATCTTTCCGCGCATCGCGTAGTTATTCTGACCGGTTCCGGCGTAGATTATCCAAATCTTGCCAATGTAGAGAATGGCGATGCTATTTTGGGAATTACCACCTCATCAGCGGTCACAGGCTCGCCTGCCGCATATCAGTTTGAAGGAACTATGATGGACCCTTCATGGAGTTGGACTGTAGGTCCGATTTTCTGTGGTGCGTCCGGGGTTCTTACTCAAACTCCACCTCTAACCGGTCAATGGCTGCGCCAAGTGGGTTCTGCTGTTGGCCCCAACACCATCGAAATCAACCTGTACCCCACCTATTATCTAAGGAACTCCTAACATGGCCGCTCCCAAATTTCTTCGCCTTCTGACCGGACGCCCCACCGAAGCTATCGCCGCCGCAGTCGGTGGCGTTGGATCGGCAGAGCAGGTTGTTTCCACCAACGCCGCTGGCACGATCGACCCGACGTTCTTTCCGGCTGGCATCGGCGCGGATATGATCGTTGTCCCTGCCTCGGAAGCACTGGCGGCGGGCAATCAGGTCAATCTCTGGACCAATGCTGGAGCGACCAATGCACGCAAGGCGGATGGGTCTACAGTCGGTAAGCAGTCGCATGGCTTCGTGCTGGCGGCGGTTGCTTCGGGTGCCAACGCCACGGTGTATCGCTCAGGACAAGACACGGCTGTGACGGGCCTGACGATCGGTGACGCTTGGCTTTCGGCAACCGTTCCCGGTGGCGTGCAAGCCACTCCGCCCACCGGTTCTGGCCAGACTGTCCAGCGAGTAGGGCAGGCTATCACCGCCACGCTGCTTGACGTGCAGCCCGGCCAAGATTTCGTCCTCGCGTAATGGCCGTTCGCAAGCCCTTGGTACTGGTATCCGGTCGCCCCACTGAGCTTGGGGCGGCGGATACTATTGCGGGCGAAATGACGCTTGTAGGAACCGCCACGGTTGGCGAAACTACGCTGATAACGCTAAACCTGGGCGTGAAACGCTATACCGTGGCGATGGCGGGGTTGAGCGTGGGGGATAGGGTTATAGCTCTCCTCACCGGATCTCCTGGGAGTAGTTCTTTGCAAGATGTTTATGTCAGTGCGACGAATACGTTGAACGTGGGGCTACTCAACCCAGCACTTGGGATCGGGAGTGTGATTAGTGTGGGGATTGCGGTTTTTCGCATAAACTAATCACTCCGCCGCAAGTCCGCCAAAGCGCGGGTTAGATCCATGCTGGCGCGACGTACGCTACCGTTCTCTTTGGGCGTTTCCCAATAATGCCCGGTATCCACGGACTGCGTAACCCGAGCCCTTTCCAGAAAGCGTTCCGCCTCCTGAATGGCTATAGCTAGCTTGGTACGGTTCATTCGTAAGCCTTTCCCAATGCGTCTGTTAGTACACCAATAAGAGCCTCGACATCGCGCTTTTCCCAAACTGCGAATAACTGCTTTTCTTCAAATAGCGCATCGCGGCCATACATTTCGTAATCAATAGGTGGAGATGAGACACCAGCTTCCATAGCGTCTAGCATATCAAAATATGCTCCGCTGTCATCGCATCCCTCAAACCACACGTCACCCAGCGGCATATAAATGAAATCGCGCTCTCCCGATCTGCCGCCCATAATTTGTAGGCCCTCAAAGCAGGAGGGTTGATATTTCGCGAAAATAGTTCCTTCCGGCATATCGAGAAAAGTTTTCAGGTCAACAATTTTCACTTCCAAATCTCCCAAACCTTAGCGCGTTCCGGTGTTTTTACATGCACGGCTGGCATACTCGCAACTTCCTTGGCGGAAATACCAAAATACTCTGGAGCGTTATCCGGTCCCATATCCGCCACATAAGCATCCACAACCCCAGAAAACCACTCCCGAGCCCCGCCAGTGGCGGAAGGCAACAACTCCCAAGCCGCTCGCCGCTCTGGAGTACTACCCGTCACCGGAGCCCACTTACCTTCCTCGGGCATCCAAAGTAGTGAACCACCTTTCTTATACCCCACAACCTCCGTGCCATCGGGCATAACCTCGCCCGCCCGCGCCTTGCGGATAGCCGTGCGCCAGCCGTAAGCGGTGATGTCCATAGAGCCTAGAGATTTTTCGATGCCAAAGTAGTCTACCAGCGCGGCGCGGTTGACGTAACCGTTCTGGATAATGCGGTCTTCCAGATATTCCTGACGCCGCTTGCTGGCCCAATTTTTGTCACTGCGAGGCATCAGTACTGCTTTCCGCCCGCCTTACGGGCCTCAATCTTGTGGTCCGCTCGATGGCGGTTGAACTCACGCTTTTCCTCGATAGCTCCGCCAAGGTCCAACCCCAGCGCCCCGCAAAGGTCGGCGATACGGATAACGGCATCCGCCAACTCAACTTCTAGGCCATTGCGCTGCACCAGCTTGTCATCATTCAGGTTTTTCCGGTGAGCTTCCATGCCTTCCGCGACCTCCGATACGATCAGCATTAGCAATTCACCGACATTGCGGTCTTTATGCTGGCCAGTAATTAGGTCGGTCCACCAACCCATTTCAACCTGATCTGCATGAACGTCTGAGCAGAACTGATTAAACATTGCGTCGTATTCCATCATATTGTTTTCCTATTCTTACGATTTATAATTCTAGTGACGTGCGTAGGGCTTATTTGATATATTTTGGCAAGTGATGTTTTTGAGTATGATTCTTCGTGATAAAGCCTTCTAAGTTCAATGACTTGATAATTTTTAAGTTTATGAGCGGCATTTCTTTCTTCAGCGCAAGATTTATCATGCCTTATCATATCTTCTGAATTTTCTTTTGCAGTTCCCCAGTACAAATTATCTAATTTGCAATTCTCTCTGTTGCCATCCTTGTGACAACCGAGCATACCGTCTGGTCTTGGCCCAACAAAAGCTTCTAGAACCATTATATGTGGTTTTTTGAAGTGAACTTTCATATCTTTACGTAACTGCACCCTAAGATATCCATAACAATTTATGGATTGAGCGACTACTTTCGCCGGACCTCTTTTAAAAGACCTCACTCGGCCAAGATTGCTAATCTCATATTTGCCGCAAAAATCAGCGATAGGAAGCCAAACTTCTTCCGTCATTTTGCGGTACTTTCTAGCCATATTTCCAACGGAGTCAAAGCCCGAGCATCCTCCGCAAGCGCAGCTTTCAACCGCTCCCGACGCGGGAGAACGGAAAAGCCCCGCTCGGTCCAATACTCGCGTTCATCGGCCCGAATAGAAGTCTCAAGCCGTGCCACTTCCGCCGTTAGCGTTTCGTGCTTTTTCAGCTTGTCGGTTAGGCGTTGGGATAGATCGTTCATGCTACTACTCCCTCTCTCATCTCTTCGCGAGCCCGATCCAACTCCCGCTGACATCCAAGCTCAATCTGCGGTCGAATTTCCTCCATCAACGATTGCACGAACTTGGCGGCAATTGGACCGGAGAAAGCGCGTGCATCTATGTCGTTTAGATGGATCTGGACGGCGTAGTCCACACCTAACTTGCGATCGCCGACCGTCACGCGGCTATGAAGCGTGATGTTGAATGGCGCTTTGGTCCAAGTGCCGGTGCGTGCGACTTGGACGGGTAGCACAGCCTGCTCGGGCGTTTCCACGATATAGCCGTTGGTGCGTAGGAATTCGGCGGCGACCTGGATTGGGTCTGTGTCGCGTAGGTGGATGAGGTTTTCCCATTTGGCCCAATTGTCGGTGTAATCAATCATGGTTCACCCGATACGCTACAATATCGTCCTCATCCCCGATATGATCCCAATCTTCGCGGTGGGAAATATCAAGCGTACTAACTGTACCACTTCGCCAACGCACTTCAATATCGTTGCGGCCAGGGCAAGGGCATTCGCCTCCGTTCCAATCGGTCCATTCGTTCTCCATCATTCTTCCTCCAACTTCGCCACAATGGCGCGGACTTTGGCTACATGATCTAACCAAGCCGCAAAGCTTGTTTCATCCGCTACCGCAGCTACCAACTCCAACATCGCGTGGACTTGTGCGAGAGCTCTAGCGTTGGCGAGTTGCGCCTTGGCTGTTTCAATATCGGACTTGCGAGCGCCAATGCAGTAAGGCGTGACAGAAGGAATTTCTGCGATCACTTCGCCACCGCTAACTACGGTGTGAAGGCAAGGCAATCCCCAATCAGAAAAGCCGCGCTCTAGCACCCACTCCCCACCAGTCGTGCCGAAGAGGCTGGATGCGGGGGTCATGCGCGCACCCATCCGAAACCGCCGCAAGTGACGCATGTTTCGTCATACTCGATCCAGCTGGCGTCACACGTCGTGCAATCACTCATTTCGCCTTCATGGCCATAAGCGTCAGTAATATCGTCTGGGTCGATGATCCGACCATGCGCAGCCGTCATGATGAGTACGGCATCCCAATGGCTTGCGGCTATATACACGATTTGGCCAGTATCTTCATTACGCACCTCATTATCGGCTGCATAATAATGCGCGTTGGGAAGGGTGTCGGCGATTTCCTTTGCGGCCACTTCCCTGGCTTCGCGCGCAATCCGAATATCATCAATCGTCATCTCAAATCTCCTCCGTCACCACCCACCATAAAGCCATCCGCAATCCCGTCAACTGTTATTTTGCGATGCGGTCCATAAAAATTGCTTGGCGGGCCGGGGTGTGGGTGCTAACTAGAATAGATGACAATTACAGTAAACCGCGAAGCCCTAGCCACAGCCTGCGCCGCTCTAGCAAGCATGGTTGGAGAAACCAGCTTTGCCACCAACAAAATAGCGTTCCTATCTTACGCCAGCGGCCAACTTCACGTCCGAGGCACAGACCTAACCAATTGGCTAACATTCACCATCCCTGTAGATGGTGAGTGCATGGCCAACGTGCAGGTCGATGCAGGCAAGCTATCGGATCTCGTGTCCAAGCTGCGCGGCGATGACGTGCGTTTGTCGGTTGACGCGGGTTCGCTGCATCTAGCATCTGGCAAGTCCAAGCGGAAGTTGTCCGGTAGCGTGGTAGAACTGCCAGAGCCTCCCGCATTCGACGGCCCATCTGCCACCCTTTCCATCGCCAAGCTTCTAGAAGCATTCTCTTTCAACGCGCGCACTATGCCGGGATCAGACAACCCGGCTTACGAGGGTATTCGGCTTCAGGCGGGCCATGCGGTCGCGTACAACGGCAAGGGTTTCTCAGCCGCCGCTGTGGAGGGCTTGGGGAATATCGCGGTCACGCTTACTCCCAGCACGGTTAAGCTGCTTAAGGCGGCATCTGGCGAGGTTGTGCGGCTTGCCGTGGGCGAACGACTGGTGTCAGTGGAGTGGGATGGCGGTTCACTGGTCGCAAAACAGATGTTAGGCGCATGGCGTTTTCTGGACGGGGGCATTGATAGGCTGCTACCCGCTCGCGAGCATACGCTCCTAGTCCATCCCGCCGAACTATCGCGCGCCATCAATGCCGTGAAGTCTGTGGCTGATTATGACGGATCAGCGAAGTCTGAGCGCGTGGTTTTGCGGTTGTCGGGCGATGGGTGTGAGGTGGACGTAGCATCACAGAAGGGCGCTGGCGTTGAGCCGTTCGATGCCGATTGGGATGGGCCGGATATTACAGTTCGCTTCCTGCAATCACGACTGCTTGCGCAATTGTCCGGCTTTTCAGCTGATTCTCCGATTTCGCTTGGCATTGCGGAGTTGGTAGCCGATAAGGATGCAGGCGTTACGTTCCGTCAAGCCGCCCGCCCTGGGATGGTTGGAATGTTGGCGCAGATTAGGTAGCAGTAGGAGGTATATCATGGAATTGTTTACGATTATTGACGATGCCACGGCCATCCTTAAGCAAGGAAATGGCGTGTATAAGCAGGCCAAGGTTTATCATCGTGGCGGACGGGTGTTCGTTGGGCATGGCGGCGGATTTGTGCGTGTCACGGCGCGCTTTGGCGAGACGTGGGGAACGTCATCGCCGAATGTGAAGGTTGTGGGCTTAGATGGCTCGGGCATCATTACCGCTACCGGGGAGCCGCGTTTTGAAGTGTGAGGACAGAGTGGTCGAAGCCAACCGGGAGTTGCTATTGCAGCGCTCCCGCGTTGGCTTGCGAAAGTATGGCGAGGCGTTGCACGACTTCCCGCACGATCATGAAAGAGAGATCCTGCAACACGCCCTGGAAGAGGCGCTTGATCTGGCGAATTATTTGATGACAAGGATTATGGCGCTTGACCCTACTCACCCGTAAAGAATACCTCGCGAGCATCTCCGAGCGCATTACGTGCGATGCCGATGAGGCGTCCTATTACGATGCCTACAATGGCTCGCATAATCTCGCTGTCGCAACCTGGGGGCTATATGAGCGTCGTGGCAAGGCTATGGGCGTGCCTCCGGAGGTAGCGGGCTACATGATGCAGAACGGCGTTGGTTCGGCAGAGGCTTGCGCTGTGTTTGGGGTTCGGAGGGGATGACAGCAAAAAGGCGGACATTGCTGCCCGCCCCTCTCTTGCTCCTATCAGGCAACAGTTACTTGATTCCCAAGTACGCAACCCGCTTCTGCATGGAACTACCCCACATCGGCGCACCCATCTGCATCTGGCGATGCGTAACAAAATCCTTAACCATCCTCTCAACGCGGACCATCGTGACGACCGACCCCGCAGAGCGCTCGCAATCAGCGTAATCAGCACAAAACTTGTCGAGATGCGCCTCAGCGGCTTCTGCCGTGCGGCAATAGTAATCACGGCAAAGCTCGGGGTGGACCGGCTTATAGGCATAAGTGCCTTCGCCAGCGGCGACCATCTTAGCGGCCTTGATTTTGCCGACTTCCGTGATGCGTGCCATTTGAATAACTCCGTTTGGGGTTGATGCCCTCTGATACGGGCGGAATTGTATCTAGTCAACAATTATTTTGACAGCCAACGCGCAATTTTACGGCCCGTCCAACCTGCTACGTCTTCATTATCCCATGCCATACCCGCATTGACGGCCTCGCCGTGCAGGCGATTGCTAGCGCGAATATAAGCACGCGGATCGGCGCACGTCTCGAAATCCTCCGCCGTTGCATAGAGGTAAGTTTCGTATGCGGCGTTGAGAATTTCCATGTACATTTTATGCTCCTATTTTTACATATCAGTTGGAATATATAAAGAAAATTGGGTTTCCTTTACATGGCGCGATAGCGTGCTTTGCATCCATCACCCCATGCCTTCAGTGCTGTCATATATCCGATGCTATTTTCGGTATAAATACGGATCATAGCCACGCTGTCATTATTGATACCTGCAAGGCGGATCGCTGCGAGAGCTTCTGTACGCTTCATTTTCGTAATTCCATTTACGTTGCTGTTGGCCTCTCTTAGCTGATCGGTTAAGCGTGTCAACAAGAAAATGCTACACATACAAAAAGGGCGGGCTTTGTGGCCCGCCTTTTGTTTGCGTGGTGTAATAACTGGTCATATCCAGCCCCAAGTTTCAAGAGCAACCGCAGCATCATTTTCGCGCCCGCATTCCATCGTGGAATAGTAGCAATCACCCCACTTCATTTCGCCGAGTGCGATTTGCGGATGCTTTGAGAGTGCGAAATGCGCGACCGTATTGGTGCGCGTGCAACGGATTTCGACGAACTCACTGCGCTTATCCGCATCAGCTTTGTTATCGATCTCGAAGCCCCAATCAAACTTTGCCATGTCATCAACTCCGATCAGCCCCACCATCGCGGTAAGTCCCTTCTAGAGGGTGCGGCGGGGTTGTCCATGATTATTTTAAGCCAACCGGTCGATACGCCACGATATGAGTAGAGATCCGCCCTAGGTTTCGCCAATCTAGTTCCGAAGCATGATATGGCTCATCATCTAGCGGCCATATGCCATCATCCCGCATATCCCATGCACAGCGTACGTTGACGTATGAATGCGGATCTACAGGACATTCTCCACCTGTCCAAGGTATCCAAACGGTCATCGCCGCACCCTCTCATCAGGATCAAGACCAAACCTCACGCAAAACTGCCATGCGTAAGTGCTGCCAAGACCGAATGTATCCATCACGGCAACCCATCTAGGCTGGTAGCCGCGCCCTTTGCGGGCGTTAGTGACGGCGCGCCTTAGCAATTCGTCGTCGGGTATGCTGTATACAGTTTCCTCGCTCATTCCGGCGCATCCCTTGCTGCGATCCAACCTTCTCGAACCGTGAAATCCCATTCATCATTCAGCGACTCGCCTTCGCAAAATAACATCCAGCCACCTGCAAATTCGCCTTGCGCACCGTAGTTATAAGGGTAAGCGGCCTCCGCCGCATCCTCGGCTAGTTCGCGGTTGATGTCGGTCATTTTCCATAATCCTTAAACCATCCTGTAAGCCATGCGTGGCGCTCTGGCGATAAAAATGGCCACGGGCATGATGATGAGGAAAGATTAGCCAAAAATGCTTCAGCCCCATCATTTTCAAGTGACCTGCGCTTGCTTCGCACAAGCTTTCTAAAGCTCGGTATTGTCATGTTCGTCCTCCCTCTCATCAATCTCCGCCTTAACCTCCGCCACGGTCATGCCGTGGACGGATAGGCCGTTGTCCGCCCACTCGCCCTCGCCCTCGGTCCAGGCTTCGTAATTGTCGTGCGTGGCGGTGTAGCCGATGTAGTCGGCGCTGATTTTCCAGCCTCGGTATTTCTCGGTCATCCGTCAATTCCTCGATAGCGGCCTACGTCGCACTCGTTAAGGCGACGCCGGTATTCTGCCACTACAGCGGGCATCCCGTTCGGGTATTCTCGCATTAGCTTGCTGATTGACCATTTATGCGGGTAGGATGAAAAATCATCGTGCTTTTTCACAACCCCTCCCCCACTTCCCGAACAGCCGCCTCAACCGAAACCACAGACCGCCCAAGTTCCTCGTTGAACTCGTCGGCGGCGTCAACATCGGCTTCGGAGGCGTCACGCGCATACCCCGCGCTATGATCGCAGATGAAGTTATCACGGATGCCATCGAGCATGTCGTATAATGCGTCCTGCGCCTTGATCACATACCCCTGCGCTTCGCGATAGTCCGAGGTGCGAGCCTTAGACATCGTGTCCTTGCTGTAGTGGTTGGCGCAGATATCGTTGAGCAGCGATACTTCCTCTAGCGCGTAATAGGCGCGGATGATCGGAAGGGCGTGGGCCTGCCACTCGTTCGCGGCGGTGATTGCGGTTTGGAGGGTGGTCATGCTGCTCCTCCCGTTAGCTTGAAAAGCTTATTGAAAATGGAATTTTGGGCACCAGCCTTAGTTGCACATAGGCCGGTCGATGCGATGAATTTGCCATCTTGGCTGTGAGCAACGGCGTAGTGCTTAATGATTGGATAAAATCCGCTACCCGATTTTTCGGCTTGCGTGAAATATGTAATCTTTTCCATCCCACTTCTCCCAAAAGCGCTCAATCACGCTGTTTGATTGGTATAGCGGCGGGTTTGGTCGGGTGTCAACGGTTATTATTTAGCCTCTGTCGATTTCCCATACGGGCACGTTGGCCTCCCGTAGTCTGCGAACCATGTCCGCCGTCCCTGTACCTCCGCCTAGAGCGATAGCCGCCTGTGGACGCCCTTCAAGCAACATCCTGGCATTCCTGCGTGGTCCAGCCGAACGCCCTTCCTCGCGCCATTTTGCGGGGTAGGTGGCTAGTGGGATGCCGCGTTCTAGCGCCCATAGCTTGGCCAAGCGATCAGCGCCGTTGGCGTCACCCTCGATCAACAAAGTGACGCCATGCTTGCGGTGGATCGCGTCCAGGCAGCGCCATGTTTTGTCCCGGTTAGTGTAGTCTCGGCCTCCGCAGGCTAGGAGGCGCATGGAGGTTTGCCATACTCCAAAACATAAGCCTTGGCCTGCTCCGCCGTCATATCCTCACCCGACCAATCATTTCTGATCGTCCCATCAATCTGGTCAATCAATTCGCAGAGAATAGTTTTCTGCTCTTCGCTGTCGTGCTGCATGGCGGCAGACATAGAGTAACCGATATCGGCGTAGCGCTGGAGAATGGCGACGCTGGCTGGCGTTAGATCGCTCCAGCCTTTCAGCGTGCCCCACTTGAGTAGGAGGTTCTCTCGGCTCACTTCCCCACCTCCTGCGTCGCAAGCTCGCGTCCTCGCTTGATGCCCTTTAGGATGGAATACATTGCGCTGCCATCGATAGGATTATCGTCGCAAAAACCCCAGCCGTCTGCCTTGGCTATTTCAGCGGCCTCTGCAACATCAGGATCGACCGCAGCCGGCGGCACATATCCCGACGCTAGCGCAGTGTCGCGGAAGGCTCGCAGGTCGGCTAGTTCGTCTTCCATAGAAACAAGCAATTCGATTTCGTCAGGGGTAAAGCCCCCACGACCGCTAACAGGATCGTCGCCTATCCAGATGCTGTCTCCGTCACTTGGTGGCGTATGTAGCGTGACGCTCTGCCATTCGTCACTACCTATGCACGGAATATAGCGCACCCGATCCCCAACCTTAAATTCAGTCATCATCTTTCCTCCAAAATTCACCGTCAGCCTAACGCTTCACACCCAGCTGTCAACAACAATCTCACCGCCCGGCGTCCCGAGCAGTATAAGTCACATCCTTCCCCTCCCTATCTCTCACCCGACAATCCAGCCTAGCTAGAGCAACACGACCTGCCGCCGCGATAACGCGATGCCGCGAGACAAGGATATTGTTAGCGTCACGAACATAAAACATTGATAAATCCAATCTGAGACAAAAAATGGGCCGGGACCATCGCTGCGCGCGTAGGTCAACCGGCCCAAGGTGTGGCGGACTGGGGAGGGCAGTCCGTTGGGATCAGTTTATATGCGGAACCGGTCGCCGTCAAGCGGGTATTGCGCGCGCCACCATTCAAAGGCTTCCCATGCGGCTACGGCACCGAGGCAAACGCAAGCATAGGCTCCCATAGCGGTTGCGGCTCGGAGGTAGCGGGCTTGCTCATCTGACAGAGTGGATAGGCTGTGATTTTGTCTTTTCATCTCAATTACTAGGGGTACGCTGGCGGGGACGATGATATCTGATGCCCCCACCACAAGCCCTTCTGCTCTGTGTTTTACCTTGGACGATAGCTGCGCACCCTCCGCCATGCCTTCATTACGGATATGCGTAGCAATTGCGCCGTAGGTATCGGGGTATTCCTTGCGCACGCGGTTAAACCAGCTTACCTGTTCGATTGTCTCCAAAGGGCATTTGCCCCGAAAACGAGTGTTGCCCCATACGATTATGCCTTCTGGAAATATCATTGAACGATCCATCCTTTACAGGAATTATACATTCCATCGACATGTCCTTTAAGGTTTGAAGGCGACATGCCAAATTCTCTGCACATCTCATGTCTAGTGCATTCTCTAACCCTGCCATCTTTATGAATAAATTTGTAAACAGTTTTATCCACAGCAGGATGGTCTAGCCCTTTTTGAAAATTTGGCTTTGTGCCCTCCATATGCCATCCGGCAGTATGCGTTCTTTGTCCCTTTATTACAGAGCCGATTGCCTCCGATTTTAAGCCAAATTTTTTGCGCAATTCATATCTAGTGCAAGATATTTTTCCATGAGTTGCGTGTTCAAAATTATAAATAGTGTGGTCGTATCTTGCATTTAATTTTCCTGTTCTAGAAAAATTAAACTCCTCCGATCTTTTAAAGCCTCCAATTCCACCGCCGCCAGTGGTTTTATTGCACAACCTTCCAAAATCATGCATAGAAATTGCAATTTTTTCTATTGAATAAGCGCAATATTCGCTCAAGCCAGATGCAATTATCGTTACTTTTAAACCATGGGCATTTACGGTGCTTTCCCAATCAAAAGAACGCCCTTTATCAGAGAAAGCCCTCCCATGCTTTCCTTTTCCTATGTAAAAAATATCACCGCTATCGGCTTTGCGATGCGCGTAAACATAGAATATTTTTGAAGATTGCATATCGGCTTCCGTCATAGCGCGTCGTGTAAAACTGCGGCAGGATCGCGACGAACGATCTTTTCGGGGATCAGCCTATCCGCAATTCCACGCTACACAGCTACGCTCTAACTTGCAACCGGCTCCTCGTCTGGAGGCTCGTTGTAATTCATAATACGAAAAAATTCGCCATCTTTGCGATACGTTATCGTGTCTGGCGTTTCGCCCGCGCCTTTGGTCGCTTCGTTAAACATTTCGTAATCGCGGATCGCTTGTGGATGTTTTGCACCTATCGTGAACCAAGTTGAGAAATGACGGAACTCCGTTCGCCAATCGGCACGCATCGTTTCGTTTCCGGCACGGCTTACCCCAGGTTTAAAATCAACCGACACTACTCTGTCGCACTGCCGTTGGGTAACGTCCTTTTTATATCTTTTGAATTCTAAAGCAAGCGCGGCGTTGACATCGACAATTTCTGCCTTGCATTCCTTAACATAACAGTAACGCGCAGCTTGATCGTTTTTTTCACCACAAGACGGACAGTCTTTACCACTATAGCGATATCCGCACCTTTCCCATTCCTCCCGCCCAACTTTAACCATACCGAAACAGCGTCTGCCGTGGTGGCCAGGCATTGGGCCATAGTCTGTCATAATTTGCTGGCCAAAAACATCCATGCAGTATCCAGCTTCGTCCTTGACATAATCCAAGCAATCAATCTTTGCGGAAAAGGTATTGGCGTACCCACACTCCGGACAGATGCACGTCATGCCGCCAGCGCTTTCGCCTTTGCCGCTAGCGCGAACGGTTGGTGAAAATATATCCCCATCCGGAAAATGAGTTGACATATTGTCCGAGGTAAAATCCAGATACAAACAGTTTTCCTTGCCGGGGTACAGCCTAAGTCCACGTCCGATAATCTGCTGCAAGAGTCTAGGTGCGCTCGTTTTGCGCAATACGGCAATGACATCAACGTGCGGAAGGTCAACTCCGACCGTCAATGTACCCACCGAGACGACATACTTGATTTTCTGCGCACTAAAGCGCTTCAACAAAGCCTCGCGATCGCCTGTCTCGCCCGTCACGATGGCGGATAGCTCTGGCGGAAGCGACGCCATGATTTCGTGTGCGTGCTGAATTGTAGCACCGTAGATCAGCACTCCGCGCCGATTGCGGGACTGACGCACAATCTCGCCGCAAATGGCCGCTGTGAGCCGTCCGTGACCGTGGTAGGCGCGATCAACTGCCGCGCTGTCGAATAC